CGCAAACCACCCAGGCCCAACAGCCCGAATAGCAGTGTTAGGAGCGTTTCCATCTCAAGCGACGGTGGCTCGCTCCAGCCCCAAATGTTCGCCGCGATCCATCCAAAGATCGGCCGAAAGATAATCTGATAAAACAAGCCGCCACCGCAGGTCCAACCGACAAAAGGACGCCAACCGCCGCGAAACAGATCCGACGCGATTGCTTCAGCTTTATTGATCTCGATCTGTCCCATCGCGAGTTGAGCATCGACCTCAAGTTGCTTGAACTCTCCTGCCTGCTGGAGCTTCAGTAGTTCCAACTGCGCCGCTGCTTTCTGCTGCGGATCTGGCAGTACACGGTCGAGGACTTTGAATCCCGCTTCAATTATTCCGCCGATGATTGGTGTCACGCTGCAATCCTCGTCCGCATCCATCCGTACACGTTGGCCTCGTCCTTGGGACGCTTTTCAGCAAGGTCGATGTACTTTTCGCCTTGCAGGCAATTCATTGCTTTGAGAAGAACGCGCTCGCCCTCTTCTGCACGCCAGGCGAGAAACGCACGGAGGGCGGCAAGTGTTTGATCGCCACAATGCCCGTCGACCGCAATGTCCACATATCTCATGCCTTGCTGATTGAAGGCGTTCAGGCATCGCTGCAGAAAAATCGTTGCGATGGCCGGTCCCATATTGACGCCCGTGTCGACGAGCTCTGCGGCGATCGGCAGCGACACGGGAATCACACGGTCAAAGCCCGGCTCGGTGACGAACCGTGCATGGTAGATGGCGCGGATTTCAGGCTCTTCCAGAGCCTCAACATCTTCGGCTCTCACGGGCTTGCCCCGCCATCGAGCAAGTGTGGCGAGCGTGACGCCGCCCTTTGTGGGACCGCCTGCATCGTCAGACCGATTCGTATAGATTAGTTTCTCGCGATCAATCAAGCCCGAGATAATGGCGTTAATGACTGCGCTCACGGATCTTTACCTAGCAATCGTTGCACCGTAGGGCTCTCGTATATGCGGATCGCCGTCCAAATGATCGTGAACAGCGCCGCCACCGAGGGCAGCCAACCTGCGAGCGTTGCGAGGAGCATGCCTACTGAGCCCACATCGGTGGCGATTTTGATGTGATCCGAATTCACAGCGGTTCCTATGGCGAGAAGCGTTCGGCTTGGATTGTGATCGTGACGGACTTAAGCGGGGTACTTGTGCCCGCATATCCGATGTCGAGCGTACCCACTGCGGTGCTCGTTCCATCTGTGGAGCGGGCAACGGTCCACTCTCGTGCCGTGCCCAGATTGAGCCAAACGCCAGCGGTACCCGACGAAAGCGCACCGCTCGTTAATGTGAATCGACACTCGAACAGATTCATCCCTTGCTTCGGGACCAGCCAGTCGCCCGCGTCGTTGACGGTGTTAGATCCGCCAGTGCACAAGATGTCTCCATCGTTCCGAAGACGATAAACGGCCGTGGCAGTAACCGGGCTGATTACATTGGACAGCGCTACAAGGCTTGCGATCGTCACGACCGGTCGGCCGCCACCGAGCATCATTTGCTGGCCGAAGGTCATCAGGTTACGCCCGGCCCCGAAACCAAGCAGACGTTCGAAGCTTGGAAGTACAGAGTCGCGACACCCCAGTCGCTCACGGTCGCGTTGCCGGAGACCCCTGGCTGACCAGCCTTTCGAATTTGGAATCCCGACCCCTGCGCGAGCGTGCAACTGCCGCCGACTGTATTCACGAATGTCACGATGTCACCCGTTGCGAACACGCCATTGGGAATGGTGAAACTCCCTGCACTGGTTGCTGCGACTACGCGGCCGGAGTCTGAAGCTTGAAACGTATATCCGGCGGGCTGATTGTTTTGCTCTCCCCGTCTGAAGCCGACTTCACGAGGTTGAGCGCCCCCATCAGAGAAATATTGGAACTGGCCTCCCGTTGTTAATTTGAGTTTGTCCGCGTTGTTGACGCAGAACGTAAGATCCGCGCCGGCAGAAGGGCCGATGCGGGCGAATTTGTTTGCGGCACCAGCCTGCGAAACCGTGATGTTGCAATCTGCATCCGCGTTGTTTGTGGCATTCAGAAGTAGGCTCGACCCGTTCCCATTTGACGTATTCGCAATCTGAATACCGGTGCCGACCGTCACTGAAACATCGAGCTTATTGGTGATGTTTTGTTGCTGAGTGAAGGTATTCGCCGTGTTCTTTAGCGGGACATTGCTCGACAATTGCGCATCAGGTACCGGTCCGATGAGCTTTGCGAGATTGAGAATCATGTGACCCGTCATGATCCACTGCCCAGCGCCGAGCGAACGGAACGTCAGCACATCGCCGGCGCTCGTCGTGTAGTTCACCGCGCCCGGAAGCTGAATGCTCGAGCTGTGCGTGATGACGAGCGCGCCCGCGAATCGCACCTCACGCACAATACCTGGAGATGCGGTCCCGAAGCTCGTGATCGTCGTTGTGCCGGTGATCTGAACGCTTTCTGCATCCGCCGAGCCAAGATCCGTCGTGGAGGCCGAAGCGATGGAGGCTGAGGCAAGCGCGTTCGTGCTGCGCAGAATCGCCGCGTGAGCGCGTAGATAATCGTCGAGTGTGTTGCCGATCGGGTCGCCGCCTGCAGGGCTGTTGCTCGCGGCGGAAAGCGACAGGTCCGCCATCGTCGCTGGAACAGGCATCAGTAAGCTCCGGATGAAAGCTGGCCCGCCCGCCGGAGACCATTCCCCAGCAGACCGCTTTGTTCTTTGTCAGGTTGAAGGACGGAGGTGAGGTTAAGACCGCCTCCGCCGTAGAGCAGTCCCCTTAGCGCGAGGGGCGCGGGCAGCGCAAGCGTGCGGGGCGCCGGCGTCGCCGAAGTGATTTCCTGAATTTTCGCACCGCGTTGAGTTCCGCGCCGCACGAGTTCAGAGGTGCGCTGCACATTCTGCTTTGTCATGCGCGTCGCCGCTCGGCGGCCGAGTTCGGCAAGTCCGGCGGTAGCGAGTGCACCACCCGCCCCATGCGCTTCACCGAACGCGCCCAACGCGGCGGCCGATACGACTCCGTGCGGCGCAAACTTACCCACATAGCGCAGCGCATTTTCCACGGGGCCGCCTTTCGCAACTTTTTCGATCGCTGCACGCTCCTCTGGCGCAAACATGCGCAGGTCGTCACTCTTGGCAAGCTGACGAAAGTGCTTTCGCAGCGCATTTTCAAGGCCTGACTGTGAGTAATTCGAGGCGGCATCGATCTCGGCTTTGCGCACGAGTTCGTCGATGACCTCACTCTTGCGAAACCGCGACCAGTAATCGCGAGCGTCTCGAAGCGACTGCACGGCCTGATCAGGTCTCCCTGCGGATACATCGAGCGTGGAGAGCTTTTCCGAGTAGTCGTCGATCTTGCCGATGATCTTGCGCGCGAGCCGGGCATCGGCTGGATCTCCTGATGAGGCTGCGTCTCGCGCGAGTTGGCGCATCCGGTCGACGTCCTGTAGCGTTCGCGGCTGCTCATCAGCCACCCTTCGTAAGACGGCCGCCGTGCGCGCGTGCAACGTTGGATCTGCTCCGCCTTCATCCGCAATGGCATCTGCGATCGACTTCTTAAGGCGCTCCGCACTCTCCGGCCGTATGACAAGGCCGGCTTCATCCGCACGTGCATAGGCTTCATTGCCCAACGTACGTAGTTCGGACGTCGTGGGTACTTTGCCGCGTGCGGCGAAGACTGCGCGCTCGCCGGCGCTGAGCGCATCGAGAGGCCCGGCGGCACGCGAAGCGCGTGTGACACCAAAGCCCGGTGCGATTGAAGCAATATCTGGAATTGCCTCGGCAGCTGCTTCAATCGCGGTGCGAGGTCCAGGAGGAAGTCCTGCAATAGTTTCATCCAAAGGGCGTGCGCGCCGCGCGGCGGCGCTCTGCACAGTGCCCATGGCCTGCAGGATTGGATCGCGCGAGGGCGGCAACTGCACGTTGAGTTTCTGTTGGACGTTCCGAACGACATCCGGATTTCCGCCGGAAAGCAGACCGGCAACACCGCTCAACGCTTTGGTTCCGAGATTCAACGTACCGGCAGTCATGTTGGTGAGGGTGCCGACGCCGGGCAAATCGTGGAGCATCTGCACGATGTCGCCGCCCCCGAGATTGCGACGCATGGTCTGATGTCCATCGTCGCCCGTAACGGCATAGAACCCCTTGGGAATCTGGCTGTCGGGTGGAACCATGTCGCCGTCTGTTGGAGCCGCGGTCTTCCCGGCCTGCGCCTTCTGAAAGGCACGCAGGCGTGCGCCGAGTTGCGAATCCAGTTGATCGGGCATGTCCACTAACTGCCCGTCTGGCATCTGAACGAGTGCCATCTTAGAAACCCTTGCTCTTCAGGTAGTCATCCAGACTCATCGCCCCGCTCTGAGGTTGTGTATTCGGCTTGGGCGTCTCGCCAAGATTCTTCACCTTCTCCACCCGCTTCAGTCGCGGCTCGAGAGCATGCGTCTGAGCGCGCAGCCACGCATCGAGCGCGCTCGGTGACATTGTTGGATTTGCTGCCTCAATCTCTGCTTCGTGCGCTTTGTCCGACATGCCCACGCCGCGCATGACACTTGCAACGGTCATGAGCGCATCGTTCCGAACAGTCATGTACTCCTGCCAGTCTGGATCATTGAGCTGTCCCTTAGCCCATGCCTGCATCTTGCCGACCGCGCGAACATCGCTATAGCCGACCTTCTTTCCGAGCTCTGTCATGGTCTGCATGACTTCGGGCAGCGCTTCGAGCGCCATCGTGCGCTGCTGGAATTGCGCGTTCCTCTGAAGCGCCGCATCTGCACTCAGCCGGTTGAAGTTGAGGTCCTGATCGCCGCTTAGAAGCATCTGCGCGAAGATTTTCGCCGTGCGGCTATTGAGCTTAGACGGATCAAGCTTGCCCGCCGCAACCGCGGCGGTGAGCGCCTCATTTTCCGCCGGGGCCAGGCCGGCGAAGCCGTACGCGGACTTCATGCTCGCCCGATCTTTCAACCAGTCCTGAAGCGTGCCCTGGTAGCCCTGGTCAACGGCGTATTGATACTCCTGAATTCCGGCCGGAGCGGACTGTAAGCGCGACCGCCTTTGCCAGTCCGCAAACGATCCGCCGAAGCCATTCTTCTTCGCGTACTCGTACTCCAGCATGTCGTTTGTTTGAGGATTTTGAAGCTTGTCGATTTGAGTCTCATCGAGCTTCTGCCGACTTAAGTACTCCGACAGCTTCGCGGCGCTCTCCGGATCTAGACCGGCGAGCGCCTGTGTGTAGCCGCTGTAATCGAATCCAGCGTTCTCGCCTTTACCGGCGTACTGCTGCGCGAGATCGCGCATCTGCTTCTGCCGCTGCAACTCAGCCTCTTGCCGTGCGCGCTCGAGCATCACTTGCCCGGACTGTGCACCAGTCTGCATGCCGGTCAATAACCCGCGCCCGATCGCCTGCCCGGCATTCGGGCCGTTGTTCGCCAAGATTCCTAAGCCGGCAGCAAGCAGTGATTGCTGCCCGAGTCTTCGTTGATCTTCCGCAGAGAGGCCCGCCGGGCCGAGCAGACCTCCTATTCGTTCGAGATACGGCACGACTCAGCGCCCCATGCGCGGGCTCATGTCGCGCAGCCCACCCAATCCCCCGGACGGCTGTTGGCCGGAGAGGAAGTTGAACCCCTTCAGTTTCTGAGCGAGCTGCATCGCGGCTAACTGCGGACCGAGCGATGGATTGTTTCCGAACAATCCTGCGGTCTGCGCCATCTGAAGGATGTCCATCGGTGACATCTGATTTGCGCCGGCATTTTGCTGAGCAAATCCAGCCGGGAGAGAAAAGCCCATCGAAGAGTTTCCGTTTTGCATCATCACGCCGCTTTCCTCCGCGTGCGCTTGTCGAGTTCCTGGACCGCGCCCGTAAGCGCACCGAAGTAGTCGACTGGGTCAATGACCGGCCGCTGCGGCAGGCCCAGATTGCGGTTGAAGTTCTGCGCGTACGTGCCGACGTGCGGGGTGCGGTCGCCTTTGTACGTCCAGCGATCCACGGGCATCCGTGTGACTGCGGCGAGCGCCTTTTTGCTCGGGAGATTCCCGTCTGTGTCTTTGGCGCGCTTGTCGGACAGCAGACCCACTCCAGCACCGATTAATGCGCCCCACGGCCCGAACGCGCTTCCCGCGAGTGCTCCGCCCGCAGCGCTACCGAGTGGGCTCTGATAGTTAGGATTGAGTCCCGTCGTACTTCCTGTCTGGAACCCACCGTTGATCGAGTTGAGTGCGTTGCCCAGGACGCCGAGCTGATTCTTTTGCCAATCTCGCTGCTCAAGCCATTGCGATAGCTTCGAATCAAGTTGCGCCTGGTCGAGCGCTTGCTGCTGACTGCCCACGCCATAGAGCGCCTGGCCCGGTGCATATCCCGCCTGAAGGGTCTGCGGCAGCAGTCCAAGGGCCTGCATTTCGCGTCCGCGCTCGGCATCCCACGCGCCGTATTCGCGGCCGATCTGATTCTCCGCAAGCTGCTGCTGGGTCTGATAATCCTGAAAGCGAAGATCGTTCGAGCTGCGCGAGAGCTGATCCGCAAGCGTCCGGTTCGCATCGTTGATCGACTGTTGATGGGCTGACCCGCCGAATGCGCCCGCGCTTGCGAACTGCGTATTAACGCCCGCAGCACTCTTGTCGAATGCGCGCGTGATGTCGCCACTTGCCGCCTCGATCATCTGGTCGAGATACGGATTCTGGCCCGCATAAGGATTCGTCGCGCTGGGCGCGCTGAGCAATCCTTGCCCCGAAAGCGTGCTTGTAAGCTGACTTTGGCCGGCATTAATCAGCGGCTGCTGCGCGGTCGCCGTGTCCTGAATCATCTGCCGACCGGCGAGCTGATCGGGCGTCAGGCCAGCAACCGTTTCGCCTGTATAGGCCGTATACGGTTGATTAGCCACTTGCGCAGCCGTGCCCAATAGCGATCTGTAGTAAGGAACCGCCCACGAAGGCGGCGCGTTCGTTGTCGTGGTCGTCGTGTTCTTAGGTCCACCGCTAGCCATTTAGATCAATCCTGTATGTGATCTCATCGACGGCGAACCGTTTTTTCCAGCCCTCGCGCTGGGAGCCGAATGTGACACGCTGACATCCCGCCTTGCGCGCGGCTTCGCACACAAAGTTAAGACCTCGGTCAAACACGTCGCCATCGCCCACCGAGTGAGCACACCAAACATGCATGTCCTGCACTTTGGAGAATTCGCGCCTGACGACTCTGAGCACGAAGAATCCCTCAAGCCCTTGGACACCCGTGCAGATGAACAACTGGGCTTGGCCGCCTTTCAACGCGTGATACACATCCTCGGGCAGCCAGTCATCGGGCGAGCGCTCGAGAATTTTCAGCAAGCCTTCTTTGACCCGCGCCCACACGGCGTGCAGGCCATCGGGATGAATCGGAATGATGTCCATTAATTACCCGTCAAGAATCTGCAGGCGACCCACGCGCCAGGCGTACCGCTCGTCACACAGAGCCAGCCCGCGATGACGTACTTATTTCCGGTGCTGCCGGTCTCAGAGGGCATCGCGTTGCGGATGAAATCGCCCTGCGCCCAGATCCCGGTGCTCGGCGGCGCGCCCATCGCGCTGTGCACGGCCGAGATGCGTCCCTCCGTCAGCAAATTGACTTGGGATGCGTGCTGTCCGAGTTGGTCGGCGAGTTGGCGACGCAAGCGCTCTACCTCGGCGTCGGCCTGCACCGGCAAACGGGCGTCAATCGCGAGCCTCATTCTTCGGAGTCCACTGCGACGGCGAAATCCGCTCCATCGATCGCGACAGCGCCAGTCCAGTTCATCCGCACGCGGTGCCACCGCGCCGATCGTCGGAAGTCAAAGCGCGCGCGAGACTGCATGACCGTGGCATCTTCGGCATGCGACTCGCCTAATGTCGCTCGGTGATAGTTCGTGGCAGTCGCTGCGGCGGGCGTCACGCGATACCGCGGCGTCACGCGCGATAGGAACGTGTAGTTAGTCTCATCACCCACATCGCAGGTCGTCATCGAGGACGCCGCCGGTGCGCCGGTGAGCGAATACAGGCGGCAATTCGCTCCATCTCGCAAGAACACCGCTGGCGCGCGCTGCCCGCCGAGCCAGAACGGTGAGTCATAGGCGATCTGCGGAAGCGCATCGTAGGTGGCAAACTTGGTGCCCAGATCGTCAAATGTGAGCAGAGCGCTCTGATACTCCAGCGCGGCGAGCGTTGCCCGCCGAAACTTCCCCCACCGCTTTGTCCGGATGTTGTAGACGACGCATAAATCCGGCGTGTCCACCGCATTCGCGGACGGGAAGTACCAGTAAACAAGATCGCGCGGCAGATCGGCCGCTCCGAAGATCAGATGCCGATTGGCCTGTGAGAGATTGGCGAAAAACCACTCGCGTACGGGCGCGTCCATGGGTCGTGGAACGGTTCCGTCGAACTCGTAGAAATCCGTAGGACCGATGAAGAAGTGCCTCGTGCCGACGGACACGACACACTCCTGACTCGAGACGCCGATCTCGCCGGGTACGCGCTGCCATGCCCACACAATGGGCGGCCCGACATAGCGGCCCAGATACATCGAAGCGGTCTTGTAGGCGACAACAACATCGCCTAACGCTTGTCCCGCGGTGATTGCGCCTGGTGCATCGACCAGTCGGCCGTTTGCACACTGCGCTGCGACCGAAGGTGTCCAAACCGACTGGTCATACAGTCCAGAGCACCACCATCCGTCCGGCGCATCGCCGAGAGCGCCACCGGATACGTTGAGCGCGAGAACAAACCCGCTCGAGGTCACAAGAATGGATGCCGCTGGAGCGCCCGCGATATCCGCAAAATTTCCCGATGCGATGCTTTGCTGGAGGACTTGAACGCGATTGGTTGCTAGCGTTGCGTTGCCGAACGTGGCAAAGCGCCAGCGATTAAGCCCGGTATAGCCGCCCACTCGAGACCGATCTATCCACGAGTTTGCGGTGGCTTCGTAAAGCTTTGTCTGCGTGCCGGCAATCAGCCTGCGCGTGCCATCGAGAAGAGAAGACACGACCGCGCCGGTCACGGGCTCAATGCTGCCCAGCCCCACATCCACCGGGCTTGCTCCGGCCGTAAGCCCCTGCGTGCTCGGAATGATGTTGTCGCAGTCGGTGAGCGCACCGTCCGTCGTCGGGTCAACGTCCGGCATGAAGCTCAAGAGACTACGGCGCATTGACTACCGCACGCATGCGCGTACCCGGACCAAAGCGCGCGCGCTCATCCGCCGCTTGCATTCCGTTTAACGCAGCTTTGTACGCCGCTGCCCAGAGCGGGATACGCGCATCTGCCCTGAGGTACGGCGCAGCCTCAAGGAGCGTCGCATAGAGGTACAGACTTGGATTCGCAAGGATCAGCCAGTTCTGCCCGGCCGAGACTGCCGGCACCTTCGCGTAATAAGTGAGCGAGTACGGCGTATCGCCGGCGCCACCGATGATGTTGAGGCTGTTGCCGATGACGGCGTACCCACGCGGCACGCCGAGTCGGATCGTCGCGGCACCTTCCATGGGTTTAGGTGTGAGATCCAAATCACGCGCACCGTTCGGCACGAGCAGTTGCTGCACGTCGAGGAAATCCGCCGGCAATGCGATGACGCCATTGCTTGCAGTGCCGGGCAATACTGTATGCATCTGCCGAACGCGAAGCCCCGGCGTGTACTCCCCGTCAAACGAGCCACCGACATTGATCCGCACTTCTGCGAGCTGTATGAAATCGGGAATAACCGCCGCGAGATCCGCGCGCGCGAGCCAGTTCGATACAGCGGATTTTAGGGAGTCGAAATCGTTAATCACACGCGGCCCGGTGCCACTCGAAAGTAAGCCAGTGCAGGATCATTGAGCATCCGAGTCTGCAACCTCGAATCGTTCATGAATTCCTGGAACGTGATGCCGTGATCGTTCAACCATTTTTCGACAATGAATGCCGGAATCGTGGCGAGGTGTCGCACCTCTCGATCGCCGACGAGGCCGGAGGACTGCAATCGCTTGCAGTGATCGGCAACAGCGCGCAACTCATCGAGATCAGCTTTCGTTTGATCGACGATAAGATCGTCGACAATCAGCAGTTCGCGTTTCATGTCGCCTTACAAACAAAGGGCGGCACCGCGGCCGCCCTCTTGAATTGCCGTCGTCGATTACGGATTGAGATCGCGAATCGCGCCGAGCGTGGATTCCTGACGGACAATGAGCGTGACCTCGGTCAGGATCTGCCAAGCCTCTGCGTCGCCGGTCTTCGCAAGCTCAGTGCTCTGGAACGGCCGCAGTTGGCCTAGGGCCAGCTTGTCGTAGTCGACAACGTAGTCCGTGTTGATCAGTCCCGCCCCGGCACCCGTCATCACGCGATTGGGCACGACCTTGGTGACTCCGAAGTCATGGCCGTAGAACGTGAATGCGGTCTGCAGCGTCGGATTGCGCCGATCGCCAACCTCATTCGTGCGCTGCACGTTGCCGGTAAATCCGGATACGGTCTGCTTGTGAGTCGGGCTCGTGAGCAGCACACTCGCATCGCCACCGTTCGTATACGTGCCGAGAATCACTGATTTGAGTAGTGGCTCGGTGTACGCGCGTAGAGTTCCGGCAGTCGGTGCCGTGTTCGTCAACGGATTCGGCGCAACGCCATTCACGCCCAGCGAGTTGTTCGTCGCGATCCAGCCATACAGGCCCCGCATTTTCCCAGCCGTCGCCGCATCGCCCGTGACCGCCGTGGGATTGGCAATCGCCGCCGCCTCGATGTCGAGTTTCAGCTCGACCATCTTCTTCGTCTTCAGGCGCGCCACTTCCGACTTGCGGCCGTACTTCTTCACGGCCTCAGTCGTTCCAGAGATCTTGAGGGAATCCTCGATGATCTGCGTGCGGTTACCGTATTGACCGGGCTGTGCGGGCGTCGGAAACGTCGCATCTGCGCCTTCGATCCGCGCGTTATTCGGGTCCGGCGCTCGGTAGGTATCCGCCGTCCATTCGTGCAGTCGAGCCGACACCTTGGGACGCGCAAGACCGGAGATGAGCGGCGTGTCGCTCGGTCGGAAGTTGTAGATTCGCTCTTCCACGTCTTCAGCGACGCGGACCACGTTGTTCGTAATCAGAGTGCCCATGATGGTTCCTAAATGCCGCGCGAGGCCGCAAAGCCCGCGAGCGCATCCAGAGAATTCGGATTGCGCTTCAGACGGTCCGTGGCCTTCTGCACGTTGGCCTCACGGCCATGGGTTCGTTGAGATGCACCCGGCCTAACCGGCGTGCGTGTGGGTTTGTCGACTTTCTGTTTGGCAGTCTTCGACGCGCGGTATAGAGCCGCCTCCCGCGCGACTAAAAGCGCCCGATGATCGTAGAGCTCTGACAGTTCCTGCGGCTGGTAGCCGATGCTCGTCAGATACTCGACGATGAGCTTCTGCTCAGCGCCTGCTCGCTTCGCATCGCGCCAGGACGGAAGCCTTTCGATGAGCTTCTGATGCTCGGCGGCGGCATAGTCTGCCGTCGCTTTTGCCTCAGCCTGCCGTTGCTGCTCTTGGAGCGCCTGGCGTGCGGACTCAGCTTCGCGATATTTCTGAGCTTTCGCGTTGGCCTGCTGCAGCCGCGCGATGTACGCCGCCGGATCGGTCTTTGCAAGCTCATTCAAGGCTGCCTGATCATCGACGAGCTCCGACTGCAGAGCCTGCATCAGCGTGTCGAGCCGGGTCACGTACTGCTGACGTTCCTGCGCGACCGCCTGCACCATGGCTTCTGACTGTCGTTTGGCTTCGGCGACTTCCGCAGTTTTTTTGCGGTAATCGGCGTCCTTCATGTACCCGGCAACCAGCTCGCTCTTCTTGAGCTTCAATCGCTGGCCGCCGTGATCGACCTCGAACTCCGGATCGTCATCCGCAGCAGCCACCTCTGGCGCTGCGTCGTCGTTGTCCTCGTCGGTGTCGAGTTGTTCGGATTCTTCCGCGCCTTCCTCTTCCACTTCTTCCGGCTCGTCCATGCCAGAGGCGATGTCGTCGAGGGTGAGGTCGTCGGTGTTATCGAGCTGCTCTGCGGCTTGGCTCACTGACATTTAGAATGCTCCAAATAAAAAACCCCGCTCAATGGCGGGGCTTATGTGTCGGCGCGCGTGAGGCGGTTAAGGCGTAATCAGCCTTCCGTCAGCCATGCGCACGGTGAAGTGGCCGCCGCGAATTACCGGGCAACCAAAGGAATTCGTGTTGTAGAGATCGGGGCATTCGCCGGGAAACGTGATGAGCGTGGGCACGCCATCCAGCGTCTTTAGAAATTCGAGCGCGCGCGCCCAAGAAGGCGCTGCCTCAGCGTCGCTTCCGCGAGTTTCCCGCTCGCCATCACGGACTCCAGATGCGTCTTCAGTCGCTGCAGGAGTTTGAACGTCAGCCACAACTTCTCGCGGCCGTTCGCGTCCGCCGCCGGGCTGTTTTGCCATCGCTCGATTACCTCTTTTTGGATGGTCTCAAAGGCTTCTTTCATCAGCGGATGCGCCAAGAGCCGCTCGGCTTCCTGAGCCCGTGTGATTTCCTCTTCCGGACTCACTGCACGCCTCCGACCTGTACAAGACCCAGCGCACGCTTGATCGCGTCGATGCCGTCGCCGAGTTTGGCCATATGTTGCTTGATGAGATCCGTCTCCGCTTTCATCTGCGCAATGCGCTCGTCGCTCTCGATCTTCATCTGCGCAATCTGAAGCTTGCTCGCGTTGTCCATCTGTGCGCGCTGTTGCGAGGACTGCGCTTTGATCTGCTCAGCCTGGATAAGCGCTTGCGCGGCGGCCTGCGAGTCATCAGGTTGCGGCGCGCCTTGCGCACCGGGTGCCGCTGCGTCCGACTTGGGAGCCGTGAAGAACTGATCCGAGTCGCGATAGCCCATCGCTTCGGCGAGCCTCGTCAGCGCCTTGTACGCATTGGTGGGCGTTGCGAGACCGACTGCGGCGGCCTCTTTCTGCAGACCCAGTATCTCGCGCAGGTTCGCGATCTGCTGCTGACGAGAGGCCGTGCCGATGCCGATCGACACCGTCATGTCGTACTGGTTCCGCCAGGCGCGCGGGTCAATCATCATCCAGCGGCCATTGATCTTGACCTGCTGGACGCGATTGACGTGCTGACAGGCGAGCTTGAGCATCAAGAGGTAAAGCCGCTTGATTCCGGTCTCGGCGAATACGCGCGCGATCAACTCAACCCGCTGCATTCCCGCGTTGATTAGCGCCTCGACGCCCATCGAGCCGACGTTTGTTTTCGACAGGCTCTCCGGATTCAATCCCTGATTAAAGTCCGTGATGCCCGTGCGCGCTTCACGCACTTTGTCGAAGTAGTCGATCAACGTCATGCCATTGCTCGCCACGAACGGCGTGACGAGATCGCGCGTCATGCCAGGCGCCTTAACGCGAACGATGCCGCCCGGCCGGGGCGAGAGTAGATCGTCGAGATTGACCTGCCCCTCAACCACCTCGCGCATGGGATTGTTCGACAGATAGACGTTGTCGAGCACCTGTCTTGTGAGCGCGGTCTTGATCTCCTGAAGATCCGTCACGAGATCGGCGACCGAAAGGCCAATCGCCTTGTAAGGCATCAGGATCGGGCAGAACAGCGCAAACTCGTTGTCGTCGACGACATCGTTCTCGAAGACGACGTTGCCAGCTTTAACGATGCGACGGTATTCCGCGATACCGTCGCCATTGAAATCCACCGTTACGAAGGATTCTGCGAGCGTGATCTTGCGTTGGCTCGGATCGGGCGAATCATTCCAGTGCCACGAGCCGTCGTAGCCATGCCGTGCCTCGCGCTCGCCCGCGCCTTCAAGGGAAGCATCGTCCGCGGCGGAGTCCACTAAGGCCGGATCGTAGCCCAGGCTCTTCAGCTCCGAGACGGTGCGCTCAACCACATGCGCCACAAACGGCGCGCTCTCGATGCTGCGAGCCTTACGCGAGATCCGGATCTCTTCCGGCGGGCACCCTTCCGCGCGGAGCGTCACGAGCTGCTGGCGGCGGTGGACATGAACGTTGTACGTCGTCAGCAGTTCCGGCGGCAGTTGAGCGCCTTGTGGAACACCGGGCATTCCGTTGAGGTCCGCCTCGATGATTTCCTCGGAAATCAGCTCGACTTCCGGATCTGCCAGCAGCGCCTCTCGCTCAATCACCGATAACCCGGTATAGCGTTCCTCACGCTGCTCCCAGCTCTTATCGCAGTAACACTTGACCACGCCGCGCCGTGCAATCAAGGCGCTCTTGATTGCGTCGTGCAGCAGAAGGAAGCCGTTATTCTTCCGGTGGATCAGATAGCCGATATACGCGGTCGCATCATCCGCGCCTTGCTGCTCTTCGGGTGCATCGGGCTCGAAGCGCACCACCTCATCAGAGCCCGCGAAGAGCCGCATCAGCGCGGGCATGATCCACTCGATCGTGTCGAGCACATCACGCGAGACGACTTTAGAGCGGCCTTCCACTTCCGGCGGTGCGAGATTACCGACCGGCTCACCGTGGTAGTAATCGAGATTGCGCTCGCCGGCTTGCGCGAGCTCATCGTCGACGCCAATCGCATTGGAAAGTTCGTGATCGACCAGCGCCGCCAAATCCTCATCGGTCATGGCAGGCATGGTTGGGCCGTCCGCTTCGAACGCCTCAGCGGACTGCACATCGTCTTCGTTCATCAGTTAGGCCGTCGCGAGCCTCGGATAATGGAGGGGCTTGCTCATGAACGAGGTCTCCGGCGCAATAGCGGCCTGTTCAAAGGCCTTGTATCCGTGGCTGAACTCATCGTGACGGGCATGATCCTTGAACACGCCATATTTCTCGTCCCACTCCTTCCGATAGCTATCAAGGCAGGCAACCAGGCGCTGGCAGCGCTTTTCGTCGAACCAGCACTTCGCGAGATACGCGCGTGACGCCTCGATGCCATCCGATTCGCTCGCAATGCGCGGCAACGTGTCGATGGGTCTTATCCCGGCGTCTTCCGCGTGCTGCTTGGCGCTCTTGGCGTCTTGCCCGAGTCGGCGCTGACCGGCGTCGTGCGGCATGTAGTGACGCCCGTACAGATAGCCTTTTTCATTTAGCACGCGAGCGTAATGCGCAAATCCTTCACCGACGTTTTCGTAATAGTCGATGAAGCGCTCTTCCAGTCCGAGGCTTTGTTTGAACGCAAGCGCCATGGCGTCGCCGACCCCAAGATCCCAATAGACATCAACGGGGCGCTCGAGTACCGGAATCCGGCAGATGCGGCCTTCCTTGCGTACCTTCGCCATCTGTGAGGAGAAGTAAGCGCCCTCCACCGACACCTCGAAAGCTTCCTTCGGCAAGGACGGATATTCGCGCTTCATGTAATCGCCTTGGGTCGCCTTCTTCTTGACGTACCAGGCTTTCTGGCCCGTCGTCAGCTTGCGTCCGATCTGCGCTTCGATCTGATCGAAATACTTGGCGTCATCGGGCGTGATGACCACGTGAGCCGCATCGTCATCGCTGAGCGTGTAGCTACTGTCCCGCCACCAGGGGAAGAAGTGAAACCTGAAATCGAGCGGCGTCAGGCGTCGCTTCTCGAGTGCCATCTTCTCAGCGCGGTCGCAGCTTTCTTTGAAGTGGCCCGCCTGCCCTTCCGCGGTCGATTCGATAAACACGAACTGTCCGGCTTGAACCGTATTCAGCGCGCCCGTCTGAATCTCTTTGGCCTTCTCAGGCGCCTTAGCGCAGATCTTTCCGTATTCGGAGATATGCAGGTACTGAAACGTACCGGAGCGCAGCGACGTTCCCACTCGGATGCTCGAGCCGTTCGAGAACAGCAACTCGCGCGCTGAATTCTGCTCCGCCGAGATGCGAGCCCTGAGCTGATCCGGCAAGTGCTCGTAAGGCACCTTCACTTTGGTTCGAAAGATCGCTTCGGCGTTCTCTCGCGTGTCTGCGACCGTACCGGCTGCCGTATGACTGTTGAACAGACAGGCGTCCAGCATGTAGAGCTGAATGACCGTGCTGAAGCCCATCTGGCGGGCTTTCAGAATGACGTTGAGATACCAGAGCTCGTCGAACAAACGCTCCTGCGCCCAATTCATTCGGAACCGGATGACCTCGCCTGCTTTGTTCTCGATCCAATAGAGATTGTTGAGCCGCCAGCGCGGGTCACTCCACTGATCGATCAGGGAGACCGCGAGACTTGCCATCTATCGCCTTCAGAAGCTCAGCTAAGCTGTCATCGACGCCGTGCTTCACTTCGGTCTTGTCGCGCCAGTCGCCCGGCCGACGGTTCTTCAACCAGAAGATCGCAGCGGTTGTGTCAGGCGGTACGTGCTCTCGGTACGGTGCATACACTGGCTTGTCTGAGCCTGAGGGCATGAAGATCTTTACGGACTCAAACGTATAGCCCGCTGCCTTGTGATACAGGCTGCGCTCAATACGATCGTCCGCCGCTTCCTTGCCCACCTTTAGGGCCTGACAAAACTCCGGGTGTTCCGTCTGCCAGCGATAGATCGTTCGGTCACTGACCTTAAAGAAATCCGCAAGATCGATATCCGTCGCGCCGAGGCGGCAGAGCTTTTGCGCCTGCTCTGCAAACTCGGGTTTGAACTTCGTTGGACGGGCCATCGCTCGGACACAAAAAAGCCCGCGTCGCGGCGGGCTTCCACACTAATCTCAAGGTTAGCGAATATGATACGAAATCACGCCGTGTATGTTGAGACAACACGCCGACTATTTTGTATCAACACTGTCTCAACGCTTTGCTTCATGTGAAACGTTACGCAGCCTTCTCATGCGTGCGGGCCGCAATCCAGTAGTGCGCGCGGTCGATCTGCCGCCAGTATTCCGGCATGCTCAGATGAAGCGCATCGGCTTTCATCTTCGCGCGAACTCGCGGAACAACGTAGTGGATAAATACGATGCGCCGAAGTGTTTCGGGAGCATCGTATAGTGCGCGCGCCACCATGAGACCTTCTCCGAGATGGCCCTCTTCGGGGAACTGCACGAGCTGCTGCGTGCTCGATCCTGCGGCGTCGTGGAGTTCCCGAAACTTGGCGATCACGGATTGAGGCGTCCACCCCTGCTCCCTGGAGTTAATCATGTGACGCTTCTGAGCCCCCCAAACGCGACACATCTCGTCAATGGCATCAATCATCTTCCGACCCTCAATTGTGCCAGGCGCATGTTTGCACCTCCATTTCCCACACACTGACGCGCGTGAACTTCATGCAGCCTTCCTTGCGCCAATGGCGTTGATTTCATCTTCCGCCGTACGCATGCAGTCCTCCCACGCCTTGCGCTGCTCACTGAGCGAGTAGCCAATGTACTCTCCACTGTCTCGATCGACGCCCTTGCCCTCATGCATGTCGATTGCCCAGCCGTGCTTGTAACGCACGAGAATTTCCGTGGCGGCACGCTGCTGTGCTGAATTGGGCGCACCGTATGCGCGCGGGTTGTCACTCAACCGTCGATTGATGTAGCCGAGCAGGTGCTTGTTCGCCTTAATCTCCCAGCTATTCCGATCAATCATCCGAGCAGCTTCCTCGGACCATTGAGGCGCGGCCGGTTGTCGCTGGCGATCTGCGGCATGGCTCCGCGCACGTCCTCGACGCTTTCGATGTCCGCGTAATGCTCCGCGAATCGACGCTCGAGAAATGCCAACTTGTCCCTGTCACACATCGCAATCGCGCCATATCCCCCAATGGCGCGCACCGCGCGATCGATCAGCTCGTCACCGCACGTGCCGTTGTGCGTAATTTGTCCGCACTGGATCGCAGAGCCACACGCTTTGCGCGCACGTTCCCATGCTTCACCAACTGTCGGCCGCCCAGCCTTGCGCAGCTCGGTGAATTCTGCGGGGCGCGGCATGAACTTTGAGGTCTGCATGAGATGCGCAGCGGCGGTTTGTACAGCCTCAAACTCCCAATCACGCAGCGCGAGCCAGTACGCATCCAGCACAAGCGCATCGGGCTCCTGGCCGTACATCCGACTCATGCCGCTGATCAGATCACGGAATTTCTTGCCGTCAGTTGGCTGCATGGCGCACCTCCGGCGGCACCCAGTTCTCTGTTTGCGAAATGATCCGCCGTGTCTGAGGCGACAGGTCGATACGGGGAGGTTCCGCGTAGAGCTTCAACCCCCGATCGACGTGTTCCGAGTCACGCAAAAAGAGCTCGAGCGAGTCGTACACCGTCCCGGTGTCGTTCTGCCCCATGTGATGCGGCGAGTTTCGATACCCGCTGATCGCTTGGCAAAGATCCGCCTCGCTGTACCTCGTCAGCGCTCGCCGAATGATCTTTCGGCGCTTGTCGTCGAGGTGAGCCTTGGGATGGCCGTGCACGAGCTTCCAGTGCTCGAAGACGCGATCCACCGCGCCGTCGTCGCGTTTCAACGCGACAGGTTCCGAAGGAACCCTCTTAGATTCTGTTTCTGTAGTCTGTAATCTGTTCTCTGAGGGCGTTTCTGAAACGTTTCCTTTCCGTTTCAATTGTTCCTCCCGGTGTTTCCTCACTCGTTCCGTCGAGGTGTCGGATTTGAATTGACGCTTGTTCCAATTGCGAATTTTGCCGTTCTCGTCGAGAAATCCCTTCCGCTGGAACACCGATCGCGTGCGCTCCCATTCATCGACGCTGATTCGCAGCGCACACGCGATCTCATCGGCGTCTAAGCGCTCGTACTCGCCGTTACAGTGCAGACATAGCAACATGACGAAACGTCTCTGTAACGTTTCATCCATGCTCTGGACTTTGGTATCAGTCGCGAACTCAGCCCACATGCGAAACCACGGTAAGCTCACGGGAGATCACACTCGACTTCCATGTCGCTATAAGAGTAAGGAAGAGATTCAAACGGGGTAAAAGACGGCCGGCTCACAACCGACCAACGGGGGTCTATCAGCTCCAAACTCATAACAGCACCCGAACGCAGAGCCGCACGATCTCTCGCCACGCAAGCCCGCACATGCCACCCAGGACAAACCAGATGAGCAGGAGCCGAAAGTCGTTGATGTGGAGTTGCCGGCTCATTTGTCGACTCCGAGAATTTCGGCGACCGATGTGCGTCAGTTTTTTTGCGTTATTGCAGTAGACCGAAGGTGCCTTTATTTCCAGTTGTTTTTGTTCAGTCTTGCTCAGCGTTCCAAAGTTTGTGACGCAATCGCAATGAATCGATTGGTTGACAGGCGCACTCTTTGAGGCGGATGAATTCGAACGGTTTCGCATGTCAGCCCTGCCCCTTTGCTTCGAGCACGTGTTTCAGCGATGTTCGCAGCCCGAAATTCTCGCTCTTGAGCGCTTCGTTCTCGACACGCAGCGCGGCGACTTCATCAGATTCCGTCTTACGGAGGCTTGTTAGGTCGTAACCGTGGATGTGGTTGAGGTAGAGCAAATAAGCGTCATTGCCGACTACACGATCGAAGCGATGTATGTCACGCCCGTCGAGATCGAATTCCCCGCCACAGATTCGGGACCAAGTGGTCTTATCAATGCCCATGTCTCCGTAGATCTGCTTTGGCGCAAGCCGCCCCAATTCACAGCCGTACTGCAGGGCCTCGTGGGTGTCCGTCAGGGTGTAGATGCGATCAAGGCTTACCGGCCGGCTCGCAGGCTTCACGCTGCCGATCAGCGGAAGTTGTTCAACGGTTTGCAACTTTGTTGCTGATCGTTGCATATCGATGTTCTAGGCAAAAAAACACGGAATAGTCAGCATGAAAAGATGGAACGGTTACCCGTACTTACATGTGGTTTCAGATCGCGGAGAAATCGAAGAACCGCGCAGGTATGCCCAATCGACATCCGGGCGTGTGTCCTCGACGGGGACAGCGCCGTTGCTCTCGCGCTCCAAAGCGATCGACAGCGATTCACGAATACGCTCCTTGGTAGACAACACTTTGCGTAGATATCCAAGCGACGTCTTGCAGCGTCCAGCGAATGCCGCCTGCTCTTCGGACTTGAGCGAGTTCAGGTATGTGCGTAGTGATTGCATCGGCAGCAAATTATTACCGATCAGTAATAGTTACGCAATACCGTTTGTCCATTCCGCCATACGATGCGCTGCCGAAAATGGGCGGATGACTGATAGAGACGTGCGTCGGCGCAGACTTAACGATCTTGTGAGCGAATTCGGCTCCCAACAAGCGCTTGCTGATCGCTTAGAGGTCGAGCAGAACTACATCTCTCAACTGCTGCGCGGTAAAAAAGCATTTGGCGAAAAGACCGCCCGCAAGATTGAGATCAGGACGGGCAAACCCCCTGGTTGGCTCGATGAGGAAAACTCCCCTTCAGCAGCATCCAGTTCGGATGGGTGGCCCTTCAGCAGCATCGACAAAGTGCTATGGGATCGCCTCTCTCCTCAGCAGAAGCGCGAAATCGAAGCATCTTTTGCGCGGCAGGTACTCGGGGCCAACATTGAGCAGCCGGCCACCGGACGCCGAAAAGCAGGTTAGAGTTCGGGGAGAGGCACATGCGAAAAGCGGCCATGTTGGTAGCTACGCTAGTCGCGGTAGCTGGATGTGTTACCGGTGAGAGGATGGCTAGCGTCTCACCGGGCATGACGAAGGACGACGTTATTGGTCTTATGGGAAAGCCAGACGGATTTGACAGCGACGGTGACCACGAAACCCTCACGTATACAAACCGCCTAATGAGCGGCTGGTCGTGGGACCGCGGGGATTACATCATCGAGTTGCAGAACGGTAAGGTCGTCCGCTATGGAGTCGGCGCGGTTCGCCAGAATCCCCAACCAATAGCGCGGTAGGTTAAAAACATAACTGAACGGAGAAACGCCGAGCGCCGAAAGGCCTCGGCGTTTTCTTTTGTGACACTAGTCACGCCCGCATAATTACCAAACAGTATTGATGTATTAATTACCTTTCGGTAATATTGCTCCGCAGTGACAGATCACTCGGAGCGATAGATGAGCAAGCTGTTTCGATGCTCGAAGGGCCACCTGAATCACGACGCTGATGTGTCGGATGTATGTGAGGCCGTCGAGATGCTCGGCGGCCTCAAGGTCTACGAGGCCATGATCGAGCGCTCCTGCGTCGACTGCGGCCGCGAAGCCTTCGAGGTTCAGGCTTGCGAGATGTGTGGCGTCGCGCAGGCTGATTATGGCTCCGACCGTTGCAAGTCGTGCGACCTCCAACTCGCGGTTGACGAAGCTGCCGAGGAGTTAGCCACTCAAAAGCGCGCCTCCGAACTGAACAAGACGCTCGTCTCCATCGCCCTCACCCAGTTCTGAGGTGCTGCATGAGCCACCTCACACACCTGCTCGCCGACGTGCACAAGCGCGCTCCGCGCCAAGCGCAACCCTTCGATCGGATCAGCAAAGCTGACTTGTGGGACCGCCTGCAAGCCGCTGAGCGCGCTTTAGCTACGGCTCAGATGGCCGCTCAGCGTGCCGCCACTCTCGCGCACGATTGCGCGCAGGGCATATCAGGCGAGCACCGCCACCAGTTCCTCGCGGTTCGCAATGCGGCTTACAAGGCCCGCGACGCGGCGAACAGGGTGCAGTCATGAGCAACGCTCAGAGCACAGACGGGTCTCTCGACAGCCTGCACGTGGTCGTCTATGCCGACGGTGAGCGGCACATCGAATCTCACGACGGCATAAAGGTCGCCGAGAAAGTGCACCCAGGCCTGGCCCGTCAATTCGTGGCAGCGCCGGAACTGCTCGAAGCGCTCCGCAGCCTGCTCGCTGAGTGCGACAGACACGGATGCTTCGCCGAAGTCAGCATCGACCATCCGATGATCAAACCGGTCTTCGATACCGCGCGCGCCGCGCTGGCCAAAGCACAGGACAAATAGATGCAACGCTCTGTAGCAGAAACCCGCTCGCTCGAAGACGAACTTCGCGAGCTTAGCGACGAGGAATTAGACCAACTGCGTATTCCGGCCAAGCCGGCCACCAATTCCAGCTGATGGCGGGCCAGCATTCCGATCATGCCGGGCCCGGATGTGAGGCGGAGATTGGGACTGTCGTCAAGAGCGAGTCGCTCGTCAACGATTTTTTGTTTGCGCAGTGGTTGTCGGTTTGAGCGCTGAAGCGCGCTGTCTGCGCATGGACTCGCCCTTCAGCACCACGCGATAGCTGTTATGCACCAGTCGATCGAGGATCGCATCAGCAACGGTGCGATCGCCGAGATACGCATGCCATTGATCGACGGGTAGCTGACTGGTGATGAGTGTGGAGCGTCGGTCATAGCGATCATCAAGGATCTCTAAGAGATCGCGCACGCTTTCATCGCTCATGGGTGCCAGCCCGAAGTCATCGATGGTAAGTAAATCCGCTTTGGCGAGCTGACGATACAGCGCCGAGCGCTTCTGCATGGCGCCGTAGCGTGCCAGCTCTTCGATCAAACGCGGCAAACGAAAGCAACGCACCGAGAAGTCTGCTCGACACGCCGCGTGCGCAAGCGCGGAGGCGATGAAGCTTTTGCCGACGCCGGTGGGCCCGGTGATGAGCACGTTCAAGTGCTCGCGCAACCATCCTAAGTCCGTCAGATGAGCCAGTTGTGTCGGATCGATGCCGCGCGCACTGCGTGTATCCAGATCTTCAAGCACCGCTTGCACGGGCAACTTTGCCCAGCGCAGTCGTTGGGCGAGGCGACTGGAGGCACGGTCTGTGAGTTCATGCTGGATCAGAAGTCCCAGACGGTCCTCGAAGGACATCGAAGCGCGATCAGGCGAGCTCACTTGATGCTCGAGGGCTTGCGCCATGCCGTGCAGGCGAAGCTCAGTGAGTTTTTGCACTAACGGTTCGGTCAGCATTGCCATCTCCTTTGGTTTACAAAAAAGAATTACTGGAAGTAGTCGGGGCCGCGGATGTTCTCGTGTGCAAGGTCGAGCGCGCTTTGCGCCGAGGGGCTCTGAGGCTTTTCGATGAAGGTGCGCACGGCTCGATAGCTATAACTCTTGAGCACAAGCGCCCGTTGGCAGGCGCGCTCAAGTTCTGCTGCGGTGAAGTCCTGCGCGAGGCGCAAGATGCCTTGTGCGCTTCGTAAGGTCTCCTCGGGATGTTTGCGCAAAGCGGCCTGCAAGC